TGAAAAATTAATAAAATTACTAAAACTAGAATAGTCTATACTAAGTTCAGCTCCTTTTTCGTTAAAAAGTGAATTTAATTCTCTATTAGTATTATTAACAGGAAAGCTAAATAATTCATTATAGTTATAATATTGCGAAGGTTCAGTATTCTGCTCTTCGACATCTACGTTAAAATTAGCTCCTCTTAATGTTGGTACTACCTCTTCATCTGGAATAACTTCAGTTTCTATTTCGTAAGCTATAGAATCTGCTATTTTTTCAACTATAAAAGTTAAATTATTTACTTCGTAGGATTGAGGTAAAGGTTCTGCAAATTTTAAAATAAGTGAAGTTGTTCCTCTAAAAGGTTTAATATCTACATTAACTATACTATGAAAATTATTTTCACTAGGGTATAAATGTAAGTTAACACTATAAACTTCTTCAAAAAATCTTGTATTTAATCTTTGACCTACTTGCTGTACCGTTAGTGAATCTAATGCAACAGGTAATAATCTAGCCTCTTTTCTGTCAGAAGAAATGCTTTCGAAAAAAAATTGTTGTCTTACTCTATTAGTAAGGAAAGGATCTCTTAAAAAATTGTACAGAGCTTTTACTTCTCCTGTAGTTCCGTAAAAAATTTTGTAGTCTTCTAAAGGATCGACTGATATTTCTGCATTTCCTGCAGCACCCGAAGTTCTTTCTCCTGAAACAACGGAGTAGTTACGGTAGTCAGCTACAGTTTGAACTCTAACGTTATCTAAAGTAAAATAGGATAGTTCTACAAAATCTTCGTTTGAAATAAAGGACCCTGCTACTTCTACAGGTTCAATTATATTTTCTAAACTTTCGTTCGGTAGTTCTTTAAATCTTGCTAATCCTACAGGATCAACTTTAAAGACGTTATATTCAATTTTAGGCATCTTTTTCTAATTCAAATATCTGTTCATTAGCAGCTAATAATTGCTGTCTAAGTTGACCTATTTCGTCTAATAGAGGCTGTATTTCATCAGTATCTTTTTCTAAATCTACAAGTTGAGAACTTCTAGCTAAAATATACTCGTGAGAATTATTCTCTCCTTCTAATGGTATATTGTAATAGAGTTTATCATAAAGTCTAAAAAGCTCTTCAACTGTATCATTATCTATAACATCTACGGGATCTACATAAGTTTTGAATTCAGTATCTATTACGTTACGGAGCTTTTCCCGATTATTAGATTTTGTAATTATTCTAATTTTTTCTCTAGCCATTTCTTACAACTTTAAATATGTTTCTATTATCTACTATAACGGTACTATTATCTAAAGTAGTCTTGATTAATATACGATAATATCTTTCAGGTTGCAACCCATCCATATAAACATCAAAAAATGGTCCATTACTATCACAACTTATTTTAGTAAAGTCTGTGCTAAAGTTTACTACCATTTCTTCTGTATTTTCATCTCTTAATCCCCAATACGAAGCAGATGGAAGAGCAAAGTTTGTCAAAAATACTGAAGATGTTGTGAATGTTCTAGTTGGGTATTCAGGTCTAGCTGTAATTCTAAATCTTTGCTTACCTTCATCAGTATATTCTCCTTTATTATTTTTTATATCTATAGTAGCAATATCAGTATCTAAAACAGACAAACTACCTGTAGTATAAACTCTATCGTCCCATCCTATTTCCAAAAACGGAGGATATATAGTATTAGTATCTTTACTAAAATACTTTAATCTTATAGAAGCAGAGGTAAAAAATTCGTATTGATCCTCTAATTTAATTATAAACCCTTTATTAGGAAGTAAATCATCGTAAATCTGTTTAATAGCAGGAGTTACGTTGATATCCATATCATGGTCTGAGGATATGCTATGAGATTGGAAAAATTGCATATCTACTCCATTTGAAGCAGTATACCAGTTACCTCCGCCTTCTTTCCCTGAAATAAATGAAGCAGTAGTAAAAGATGTGAATCCAGCTGTAGACCAAGCATTTAGTTGTGCTGAATTTTTAAATAACCAGCTTACTCCTGATTTATTAACAGGACTATCTGCGAATTTACCAGTTCCATTATCCCATTCTCCTGTTCCTGGTATGAATATTGGGTACGCTTTTAAACAGTATTCTACAGGTAGGTCAGAAGCTTCTGCTAGGTACATCTTTAAGCTAGCACTCATAGAGCTAGTCAAAGCTAAAGTTACTTTATTATTAATAACATCGTCTATCTCACTATCTAAAAATTTAGTTACTATACGACTTGCTTGACCGGTACCGTCTATAGTTCCTTTGTAGCCTGCTATTTCTACTATTTCATCTCTTCCTGCGTTACCTGTATTGGTTTCAGAAAAAATAAAAGAATCTTTATCGGGAAATATTCTATAAATTGCCATATTATAATGTTGTAGTTCTTCCTTTTATATCAAAATTAGGAAATTTAAGTTCAAAAATCATCGTATCAAATGAAGGATATACTATATTATTACGAGTAGCTCCTTTAATATCATAAGCATATTGAGAATAATTTCCTCCTTGTTTGTTAATTATTTCTATTTTACTTACCGTCTGCACTCCAACAACTCTATCTAATAAACTATATATACTAGAAATATTGATAGGTTGATTTATATTCCACCTGGAAATATCAAAGTATTCTTGTAAAGTATTATTACAAGCTAAAAGTACGTCTCTACTATTGTAATTAGGTCTAACTAATATATCGAAATTAATACCTACATTTACTACGAATGCATCTTTTATATTGAGAGCGTCAGTAATAGGTGTATAGAACGACATATAAGTTCTTAAATTATTTTTTAAAGTATCGGTAGCAGTTACTAACTTTTTATTAGCATCGTAACCCAGTACATAAAGAGATAAAGCAAGAGGGTTACTATCAATTATAGAATCAGTAGTAGACTGAGTACTGTTCAATTCGTCTTGAGTAACAAATACTTTAGCTACTGTACCAAATTTAGGATCTAACGAAAGTGCTCTAACTGTGTAATCTTGTAAGGTAACTGTTCTTTTCTGTTCTGAAAATGAACGGAGTGAATTTTGTCTTATTTCTTCTATAGTATCTCCGTCTTTACCGCCTGATGCCGGTTGCGGGTTATTGAAAGCTAGGGTATTTTGATAAGTTGTGTCTACTGCTGTAGATGTAGCTGTAAAGCCTGTTAGAGTATTTGCAGGAACATTAGCTTCTACCCCTCCTCCTACTAAGTATTTTATAGTCAATGTAGAATTAGAAGGAGCTAAACCATATGTTTGAGTATACATAAAATTGGATGGATCATAAGCTTTATCGATAGTGCTTAGTCCTTGTAAGGTCCCCATACCTACATTAGTAGGATCAGGTGTAAAAGTACTATCATCAGCCCCTACTGTACCAGCTCCAAACTGAATTATTAGATTTCCGCTAGAATTAAATCTAGTTACAAATCTTTTAGATACTTTTTGCAATTTAATAGAATTAGGTACTTTATCTGAATCACTACCTACGTTTGATTCTTGAACAAAAACAGTATCTTGTCCTAAAAAAGGTACTTCATTCCATTTAGTAACTTCATCGCTACTATCATCTGTAATTTCTAATACTCCTATAATATTAGTATCTTCGATAGTAATTGTAGCAAATTTTTCTGCAGTTGTATAGGTTTCAGTAACTGTCTTGATATCTCCTGAGAAAGCTTTAATTTTTTTAGTAAGTAAAAATTCACTAGGTACTCCTCCCTCTAGAGTAGTTATTACTACGTCGGTAGGATCAAAAGAGCTAGAAAAAGAAAAGTCTATTTTATTTTCTATGAAAAAATTTGCATTACCTGTAGAAGTTGATGTTACTATAGCGTTTTCATTTACTACCAAAGCTTGATTCCAATTAGGTTGATTAGTTGTTGGATCGGCTCCTACGTTCTGAGTTACTGATAGTTCAACTTCGGAAACGTTAGTAACTTTAGGACGGTACCCCATCATATACGCCATAGTATATAGGTTGCTAGGATCCTTGGCATACTGTAAGAAAGTCTCTTGTAGCTGTGTATCTTGATAAAAAGATAGTATATCTCCTACGTATGCAGCCATTTCTATAAACATCATACCGGGAGAAGTAGGTGAAAAGTCGTTATAACTATCAGGAAAGTAGTTCTTAGCAAATTCTATTAGTTCCTGTTTATAATCAGAAAATTCTCTAGCTACGTATTTTATGTCTCTTTTTTCAGCCATTATTGCTCAAAATTTATTAATACCTCATCTTCAATATTGGTATCTTGGATTGCATATCTTAATAATAACGAAACCGTATTAGTATCAGGATTACCTGTAACTTCAAAATCAGTAGGTTGTACTGATGGGAAGAACTCTGCTAATCCTCTTTGTACTGTGCTTTTTACTCTACTAACCATTTCTTGTGTTATATTTTCAAACATTAAGTTCCTTATTTCAGTACCAAAAGTCGGGTTTAAGTATCTTTCTCCCTGTCCAGTTAAAAAATAATTAATCAGGTTAGTTCTTATAGCATCTTTAGTTTGAAACGTTTGGTTAAAAACTGCTTTGCCAGAAAGCGGTAGAGAAACACCTATAGCTTTTCTAGGTTGTAAATCTAAAGGATTTATTTTTCTACTATTAAATGCCATTTTATGCTACTCCGTATTTTTGTTTATCTTTTTCTACTGATTTGTTATACACAGCTCCTGCTTTTTTTACAAAATCTAATTTACTTATATCCATACCTGGCATAGGTCCTCTAGCATCTGTCATACCCATATTACTTGCCATTGATGAAGCAAAGTTAGGCTTTTGTACCATATCTGCATTCCCTGCAAACACATTTCTATATTCTTCACCTGTCATTGAAGCTCTAGTCTGACTAAGCATTTCTTGTATAGGTGTTGTGCCTGAGCTCATTTTGCCTGTAGACCAGGTTTGTTTTATATCTTTTTGTGTAACTGGTTTGTATCTGTTATTATTTGTTTCAGGTTTACTTGCTATTTTAACTGCTTCAGTTAATAAATCTTGTAACTCTTCTTTAATAGCAGATTTTACTTCTTCTTTTATTATTTTCCTTAATTGATTTATTTTCATAATTATAAATAGTTGTGTTATGGAAGTTGATTATCTATTCTAAATTTTAATTCATCTAAAAGTATTTTAGTATCAGAACTATATGAAGGTTGCCCTCTAAGTACAGTAATACCAAATATATCTTTTGCGATAGCAACTCTTCTAAGTACCGTAGTGTCATCAGAAGGTGATTCGATTATAGAAAGAGCATAATCTTTTCCATTTGCTCCTCTATAAGTAAAGTTTTCATCAGGAGTTCCTTCAGAGCCTGTATTTTCTAAAGGCTGTACTTCTTTTATTAAATCCATCAAGTTAGCCTGGTCTTGTGATTGTTGTAATTCTTCAGCACATTCTTCTACGTTAACATTAATACTTTCTAAAAGTTCTTTAATATTATCAAACGAAGGTGCTACTCCTTGTAGTAATCCTTTTACTGCTGCTAGGTCATCTTCTAAATCTTCTAATAATAGAGTAGTTTTTACTAATCTATCAGCTTGTCTATTTGTAAAGCCTGCTGTTTTAGCAGAGAAAAGACCCCCTCTATCAAAATCTGAGAAGGAAGGTCTATTTCCTATAGCTAATTTAGTTCTATTACGTTTTAATAATTTTATTATTCTTTTAGCTATACTTATAGGCCGTCTTAATTTATTAGGAATAGAATTAAATCTATTTACTTTTTTTTGAAATGAGTTTATTACTCTTAAAAGACTGTTACGTGTTTTAATTATTTTTATAAGCTCATCCCTATCCGGGCATCTATTAGAGAATTTATCTAATAATTTTACTGTTTCAGTCTGTATTCTAGCTTCTATATTACCTTGAATACCTCCTAGTTGATTAGCTACGATAGATGATATTTGAGAACGTAATGCCATTATTCAGTAAATACTTTTTTAGATTTTAAAGTTGAAGGACCGTTAGGATTAATTCTACTTTTTAAAGCTAGTATAACAGGTTTCGCTTGCAACCCTCTTTTATTAATAGCAGGTATAGGATGGTTCTTGACTGTTTTAGCTCTTGCCATATCATTAGCCATTCCTTCTAAAACATTTAATAAATTAAAAAGAAACCCTTCAAGTTGGTTACCTTTAATTACTGGTTCTTTTGATACTTCAGGAGCTGATAGTGCAGAAGCTCCTAAGTATATCTTAGTTCCGTCTAAGCACATATATTCAGTTGCATCTATATTAACTGTACCTCCGGTATTCATTCCTATTGACGTCACACTTGACAGTTGTATATCACTTGATTTAGCATTGAAAAATAACCTTCCTCCGTTGATCAATACTTGACTTCCCTTAAACTCATTACCTTCTACAGGTTTATCTTCGTAAGATAATCTTTTATCATTAGCAGGAGTTATAGGTATAGAATGATTAGAAACTAAATAAATAGAGCTATCATCTTGATCCATGTTTTCTCCTAAAGTTTTAAAACCGTTATCAGTCTCTTGTTGACCATTACTTATAATAATCATAGGACTACCTAAATTAGTATCATCTACCCAAGGGTTACCGTTTCCTTTTCCTCCAGTAAATCGTATAGATTGACCTTGTCTACCTTCAAATTGTACATCACCAGGAGAAGAAGATATAGGGTTTACAGTACCTAATTCTTTGAACTTTCCTCTTAAAGTAATATCAATATTAGGATTAAGAGTCATATCAGGGTAAACTGCTGAGTTAGGGCTATTATATAGGTTTAGTATCCTAATATAGTAGTTTTGAGTTCTACGTTCGCTTTCTGAAAATGCTGGGTTAGGTAATGTTGTGACTTCAATTAGCTCTCCTACTATGGGTACTGTCTTAATATGGGAACTACTTTGATAAGCAAAACTCATATCTCTTGTGATCAACTCACTTCCACCTGCTCCTAAAGGTTTGTAAAAAACTCCATTAATAGAAGCTGCTCCTCCTTTATTTGCATATTCAGGATGTGATTCGTCTAATATTATATCTAGTACTCTTCCGAACGATGAGTAACTAGATACTCCACCGCCTCCGGATAATTTATTACTAGAACCAAAATTAAAAATTGAATTTTTAAATCCCATTATTTATCTTCTGTATCTTCGGTTTTATTCTCTAATTCTTTTTGATTTTCTTCTTGTTCATCTAACAAATCTTGTAAATCTGAAAAGTCGAACATTTCTCCATCTCCTCCTTTTGCTTGTATAGCTTCTATCCTTTGAATTACTGTAGCTAGTTTTATTAAGTGTTCATCATTCTTAACTCCTATTTCCATATACTCTTTAATCATAGGAACTAAAAGAGTAGCGTCACCTATATTTTCTATAAGAGGTTTTAATTCACCAATCAGACCTTTCACCTGAGTTTTAGTCTCTTTAGAATTATTGTAGATTTCTTCAAAAAGATTAGATAATGTTTTACCTTTGAATATTTCTTTATCTGAATCCATATCTTTTTATAATAAATAGATTATAGTTCTTTTATTATAATTTTACCTTTATCATGGTACCTATGGTATATCTGATAAAAATCGTCTTTAAGTATAGAAATAACTTTAGTTAAGTGTGGAGTTTCACAATCTGTCATTTCACGAATGTAAATATAAAGAGCTTTTTTCTTAAAAATATCTAAATCGTGTCTTGTTTTAAAAATAGTTAGTACTGCGTCAGCTATTCGTTTTTCAGTATCTTTAATAAATATATTATCTAAATCGTCGTAAACTTTTTCTACCCACATATCTAAAAACTGGCTTAATGTTATGCCTCCGGGTAATTTTACGTTCATACTACCTTCATAAGATTCTTCCATATCATCGAAAGAACCTATTTGTTTAAGTTTTTTATAATTTTTATTATTATAATTAATTAACCACCTTTTTACTATAGTCCCAAAATATGAATATGCTTTTGCTCCATTAGTAGGATCAAATTTCATAATTTTTTCTTCTAATAGCATTGACACTACTTCATGTTTTAAATCTTCTATACGTTCTACATCGGTATAATAAAACTTAAAAGTATGAATAATATTTTCAGCTAATTTATAAAAAGGAAAGTAAATATGATCAGTAAAGATCTTTGCTCGGTAGTCCGAATCTATTGAATTGTTGTATCTAACTATATACTCTTCGGTCTCTTTAGTAAAATAGTTATTTTTCGATTTCTTTCTCGCCATAATTCTCAGGGAGCATGTATCGGTCTAGCTCTTTTTGTACGTTTTTTAATTGTTCAAAAAAATAACCGACCTCATCATCAGATTGAAATATCCCCTTTTCATCTAGGCTGTTAAGGTACTTTTGTGAATCTCTAATAACATTAGATATATTCTGTAAATATTCTGTTTGATCTACAGTTACGTCTTCGTATTTTTCTACTTTTACTAGAAGATTGCGTATAGCCAATAATAAAATAAATATAACTATAGATAAAATAATAATAGAAATTAACATATTTTATAAATTTTTTAACATTTTACTCAATCCTTCCGAAGAATTAACTTTTTTTCCTGTTGATGATTGAGTTTTTTTTGTTTTTGGTATTGTATTCCCTCCATTAGCTTTCCAAATATCATATTCAACCTTAGAAGCTAAAAAATCTGCTGAATGTAGAACTGAAATAATGGATGTTTTTTGTCTTGAAGACTCCATATTACTAAAAAAGTATGCTTCGTTAGCTTTATCATACACTCCATCATGTAATCTAATAGCTAAAAACTCTTTTTGAGATACTTTTATACCGAATTTTTGTAAAATAAATAAGGAACGATCAGGAATTAACATGAAATCAAGGTTAGGATTATATGTATACATTTCTGAAAGTTTATCCTGTCTCCATTTATCGGTTTGAGGTATATAATTTTCTGTATCTCCATCACCTAATTTACCTAAATCGTGAAATAATGCTGAAAATACTAACTCCTCTTCGGAATAATCTACTGAACCTCCCATTTCTGAGTATAATTTATGCTGTTTTAGTGCATATTCGACTACTCTATTAACGTGGTCTACGTAACCTCCGGCAAAAGCATTATGATGCCATGATTTACCGCTTGCAGGAGCCATAATATAGTTCTCCGACATATGATTAAGCATAGAATTGACATCTTTTTTACGATCACTAATGTAATGATCTACTATTTTAAGATGCTTATCCCAATTAGATTGTATTTTTTCAGCTGTAAGCATACTAATCTTGAGTTTCTGTATTCAATAATGTACCGATATTAGCTAAAATATTCTTTACGTGTTGTAAAGTATTAAGAGCTTCGTTCTGTTCTCTACTTTTTATAAAGAAATTTAGTTTTGATAATTCGTTATCGATTTTTTCTAATTTATTTGTTATTAGTATCTTATTTCTCATTATAATTTTATATTATTTATTTATTAAATTTATTAATTAAAATATTAATATTACTAAGGTAATAAAAATAATTCTAAAAAGCAACTATTCTATAAGAATTTTTATTTCAAATAGTTGAGAGTTGTATTTTGAACCTCCATCCCAATATATTTCTGCATTTATTGTAATGATTTCACCTTCAAAACTAGGAGGTATAGGTCCAACTATTCGTTTAGCCCATTTTCT